ATTTTGATTAACTCTTGTTATGGTTATATGGGCAACAAAAATGCTCCTATTGGGGATGATGATATTGCTGCAAGTGTTACTCTAACGGGCCAAGCCGTTATTAAGTATTCTAACGAATGTCTTAAAGACTTTATTCGAGATGAGGTTGGAGCTGATAACATAACAGCGCATGATCTAGAGGAATGTATTGTTTATAACGATACCGACTCATCTTATATTTCTATCGCACCTCTAATTAAGAATGGTGTTAAGTTTTGGGAAGATCAATCTAAAGGTCTTATTCATCAGGAGACGTATGATAAAATTCAAGAGATTGAAGATTATCTCAATGAGGGTATTACTAAATGGGCTCGTAAGGCACTATTAACTGACGATCCTCGATTTGTATTTAAACGTGAGATGATTGCTGACGTGGCTACCTTCCTGCAGAAAAAACGATACGTTATGCATATTCTTGATGATGAGGGTATTAAAGAGAATAAGTTCAAGTATACTGGTGTAGAGGTTGTCCGTACTACTATGCCTAATGCTATTAAGCCTTATGCTAAGGGTATTATTGAAACTATGCTTACTACTCAAGATTTAGGTAAGACTAATAAAATTTTTAACGAAGCGTATGAGACTTTTAAAACGCTATCTCCGGAAGAGATATCTTTCGTTATGGGTATCAAAGGTTATGAAAAGCATGCTGTACAATGCCGTGAATGGCAAACAGTAAAAGGCATGCCTGTTCATTCTAAGTCAGCTTATTACTATAATCAAATACTTGAAAAGCTTGGAACAGGTAACAAATATGAGAGTATTAGTTCTGGGGATAAGGTTCGCTTTATGTATATTGAAACTCCTAATAAGTACGGTCTTCAATCAATGGGATTCAAATATGAATGGCCTGAAGAATTCAATGAACTGTTTAAGATTGATTACGAAAAGATGTTTGATAAAATTCTCTTTCAATCGATTGCTCGATTTTATGATAGTGTGGGTTGGGCTATACGTAAGCCATCTGAAAACGTTCAGACTGAGTTATTTGATTTATTCTCTTAGTTGAGTAAATAACAGTATGGCCGAAAGTTATTTAGATAGACCAGAAGACGATAATACCCCAAAAGCTCACCCAGCGTATAATAGAGGTAAATTAGCAAGTACTGTTTACTTCCTTAAATTAATTAAAGGTGCTGTGTCAGGTACAGATGTTGGTGACGGGCAAATTGCTTCACCTCAAATAGAAGCAGCACGGCGCGCTATTTTACACATGACTAATGCACTGGAGCATGCTAGCGGTAAGTCGACTTATCTTTCCAAGCAATCAGAAGAAGCTTTGGAGAAAGCTCGTGTAGAGCTTGAGAAGATTAACGTTTAAATATTACCCTCTAATGGATCGGCGAATCCATGCTCCTTACTTTGAGGCCATACTCGCCATTTAGTAATATTTTCTTCTGTAGCAAACCATCTCCAAATTTTGCAATAGCCGTCTGGATCTGATTTCAGACGGCTAATTTCTTCCGGATCAGCATCTTGCCTATACACTTCATCTCCTTTATCGTTAAAAAACGATACAGCCCAGAAAATATAATCATCGTATGGTACCTTATCGTATCCTAAATCAATACAATATTTAAACTGCTTAATAAAAGAGTTATCATAGTCTTGTTTACTAGCATATTCTGGATTAGGTGGGTGTAGTCTATCTAAAGTGTATTGTTGTATCCTTTTATCTCTAAATCTAACACCTGCAAACCTCTCATAATCACACAAACTACGGGCCTTGCCAAATCCATACTTGTTTTCACCTGACTTAAACTTTTCGTTATTAACGCCAAGTAGTTTTCTTACCCGTTTATATGATTTAAGATTATCATCTTGCCAGGTTTTACTGTCGTCCCAATGCTTAGTAGCGGTTTTTCTACCATAATGATGCCAGGCTATAAGCTGATGCGGGTAGTATATATCATACCCGTGTGTAAATGCCCGTACGGCAATACTTATTTCTTCTCCATGAAAATACATCTCTGGATCGTGTTGAACGTCTTGACTAAAGGCCCCGTCAGTAAATGCAAAATGAGCAGAATAAAATCTACCATTAACAGGCCCACCTAATCCTTTCCAATTAGGAATAGCTTCCGGGATAGTGTGGAGAGGGCCTTCATTTGCAAAATAGTTATAAGATAGCATCCACGGATCTATATCAATAGGTTTACCAGTTTCAACATCATAGGCTGGTAAATAGCTCGTAAGTAATGGTTTTGGGGACCCATTAAGCTGTAACCCAGCGTACATATTTTTAAGTTTCGTGTCCCAACCTTTAACAAACCGGTGATGTGAGTCTAATTGAAGTGTAAACTTTTCTTTATTGTAATGTTGCTGTATAAGATTTCTAGCCCAACACGCTCCTTTTGAATCTTTGTAGTCAATATTGATAATAGTAAATCTATCATCATCCATGTACTCATCTAAATTATCCCAATCATCTTCTTTGGAATGTTGCCAGCAAATACAAATATGTAGTAAATTTGGTTTATCAGCCTTAGAGAGGAGATCTTGTAACGTGGGTAGAAGTTCTCTATCTCTATATGCGGCCATTTGTACAAAAATAGTACCATTTGTATAGGCATTTTTCATAAACATACTTATACATAATTTTGGAAATTACAAGTTAGTTTTCGCGCCGCTCTTCTGGCTTGTAATGCATAATACGGTCGTGCCAAATTGGAGATGCTAATAATATTGCCGGTCTAAGTTCACCTGTCTTAGTTTGTTGATACATATGTGACATCCAGGTCTGTTCATAAGGATATTCCCAGGTAGTGTCAATAAACATTTTTTTATTGCCCTCTTTACTAACAATCATTGGCCAGTTAGCGTAATATATCTCACCATCAACATATGTTAATTCATCTAAGTTATAAATATTGTTAAATTTGGTTTTTGGTACATTAGGATCTAACCCTGAAACAGGCAATTGATCATACTCCGGCCAAAATTTAGTTCTAACTGATTGAGGTACGTTATACCAAGAGCACTGTTTATCATTATCAAAATAAACTTCAGTAAAACTCAACTTAAGGAAATCGAATTTTTCTTTAAGCATAATCCGGTGAACTAAATTGTAAATGTTTGGAACATATTTACGAAAACCATTTCTACAAAATTGACCTTCTAGTTCTGGAGGATTAACTGTCATATCATCTTCAAAAAAGAACATGTAGTCTGCATCTGAATTATGGAAATGTTCTGCAGCTGCTTGACGTCCTCCACAAATACCTGTATTACCACCTAAATTAATATATTCAAAATTATATTCTTTAGCAATTAATTGATTTTTTTCTTTGGCTAATATATCAGTCGAGTTATCCAGTAAAAACAGGTTAGGAGTTTCTAACCATTCTGGAGTTTTCTTCATAGAATCTATAGTATGTAACATTTGTTCTGGAAAGTTAAATGTGAGCATATATAAATTCGTTTTAATATTTAAAATATCTCTATCTGTATATTCTTTACTGTTAGCAAGACGTTTAAAGGTAGGTTCTGCTAGTGTTACTGCACCATCTTTTAGAGCTTGGGTAAATTTAACTATTAACCCATTACTATCTAACTCATAACGTCTATAAATATCTGGTTCGAGGTAAGACATTATAGTAAACAGGCTTTCTTCTGTGCCCATCAACCCTTCACTTAAAGACTTATCGAGTAAGCTATAATAAGTAGCATTAGCTTTAGTTAGTTGTTGTTTATGACCCCCAAATAATCCCCCTCTACATACGTACTCTACTTTAGCATTAGAGTATTCATTAATTTTTTGATAATCAAAGCCGTGTATTTCTTTATCTGCTTCATAGGCGTAACTCAAAAATATAAAAGGGTTGCTATACTCTGTAATATTATCTAATACATTATCCTCTATAAAATGACCAGCTGGAACGGTATTAGTAATACCTGCATCCAACCAATAAAAGTATTCTGTATCAAAAGGATCCCAAATAGATGCATCGTTTAACCAAAACATCTTACTCTGTACTATTGGATTGTACCATTCTAATGATGCTTGAGGTGAATCTCTCAACCACCCTGCACGTGACAACCAATTTTCGTCACTTCGTATTTTTTGCGTCCTTTCCCAGAAAGGATCATACATTCGCTTTATATCGTTTAATTCAGTAACCTTAATAAAGGTATTACTTTCATCTCTACGACTCCTTACATACTCTTCTAACTCTGATGGGACGTATATAAATAAATTTTGAGGTATTTCTAAAAATCTATCTAGAGCTGCGAGATAATTATCAAAGGATCTACCGACCCTATTAATATTCCAAAGCCCAGTTACAAGGGTCTTGTTATTCATTTTAGCTCTTTATGCGGCAAAGCCAAACAACGGAAGTAAATACGTCCTCCATATATGGTTCTAAATTATATAACTCAAAAGCTTCAGCAACGTCTTTATCAGACACTTCACACCAATCCCACACTTTGCCCCTATTGTTAGCTTCAAAATACTCTTCTGAAGGAGCGTAGTCATGTGCCATAATTATATCTCCAGGTTTTAAAAACTTAGATAAGATATTAAATTCATTTTTCTTACTACCACCATCACACAATACAATTGTAGGACCATCTTGACTAATATAATCTATTACCTCTTGACCGTGTGTATCGTTTAAATCAGAATAGGTATGGTTAAATAATTCTCTAATTCTTAAATCATAATTTAAGTTACTATTTAAAAGAATAGTTCTATCATGATCTGGTGAGATGTCATATGTACGTAAGTCACATTCCCCTAAACCTATTTCATCGAGAATATGACGTAGTAGTAAAGTAAAGCCACCGTACGATGTACCGATTTCTAAAACCCTACGAGGCTGTATAGTTTGAAATAACTCTTTAAACGGTTCTTTAATTGATGGGTGCTGCATAACAGCAACTCCGTGGTAGTTAAACCATCCATGTATTTTATTACTCGTATTATCTTCACTATTCATATGACTTGCTGGTTGTAATTAAAGTTATTTATTTGTGTCGTAAGGTAAAGCCAGCCAATCTTCTAATGTTGTTGCTTTACCGCTAATTATATCCGAAATATTATTAACCTGTGTAGTAAGTGGCTCTTTATAACATAGTGCAATATAATTTGGTATATATTTATCTAACGGTTGCTCTAAATCATAAAACCCACGTTGTATAGCGTCTTTAACTAGCTCTTTTCCATATGGAAACAAACATAGAACTTCATCAATACCAGCATGGTAAACATCAAATATATCTACATACTGTTTATCGGGTTTTGAGAAAGCAGTAACTAACGATTCCGCAAATTTTCTTGTTATAATATAAGACTGCGCGTAATTAATAGATGAAACTTGATAGCAGTTATTGCTATAATACTTTATCGGTCTTCTATTACGACCTCCAAGCCAGAATATATCCCACTCCGTGTTTAATATATCATCGCATATTTGCTTGCTATTATCTTTAAAGGCTCTTAAAAACTTACAATCATCTTCAAAAACTACCATAGTATTTTCGCCTGTGTCTAAAAACTCTTTATAAAGGTCGAACGTTGTTTGTATTAGACTATCAACTCCACAACCACTTTCACCTACGATAGCTGCTTTTCTTTTTACATCAGTAACATTTGCGTGTGATAATTCATTTAAAAAATAATCTCTTCGATCAGCTCTTTTATCTAAATTAATATATCTGCCTATATCTGCTAGCTTATAGCCGTTTACATTTACACTCATAATTTATTTTCTACTCTCTCAGCCCAACCTTTTTCTCTTGATATACCCCAATAGATAACCTTAGCAGGTATTTCTTTAGTGCAAAACATCTCTTCATATCGAATAGGTACACCGTCTGTATTAAATTTTCGCAGTCTTTGATCGTCAATATATGTTTGATGTACACCATTATTATCCTCTGTATCGAACGATACTAATATTTTTTCATAATCATCACCAGGTAACATATCTCGAGTAATATTAACTTGATGATAGTAAGACTTCAAAAAAGTGTCTTCCCATTTTATAAGACCATAATCATTCTGAATAGGGTTAGGTGCGATCTCATTATCTATTGTATATTGCTGAAATGCTTTAAGTTTAAAGTTTATACCAGCGTATTTTTCATAATCTCTTAACGTACGCTTATTACCTAGACCATATAGTCCTAAGTCATAACCATTATCTTCCACTTCTAGCAACTGACGTATTCTTGAACGGGCTATATCATTACCCTTATGCCATTGATCATCACCACGCTTATGCTGATCATCCCACACTAGCATACCGCTACGCTCTTCTCTCATTGTTGCATGCCATATAACTACTCTATGTGGGTGAAATAGATCATACCCATGGGTAAATGTTCGAACAGTTAAATTAATCTCTTCACCTGCGAAAAATATGTTAGGATCATGCCGCACCTCTTTTGCCCATTTATTGGACCCGAAAGCAAAGTGACCGCTAAGAAATCTTGCAGGATACGGCTTTTTTAAATCTTGCCAGTTAGGTGTTGCACCAGGTCTAATAAAAATTGTACCAAACGGGTAAAAGCATGCAGCATGGGACATCCATGGCTCTTGTACTCTTTCCTCTGGATCATTAAATGGATTGTACATGGGAGAATAACCTCCGATAACAGGATTATACCCATCATTTACCAATTCATCATACCAGTTAATTAAGATAGTATCCCAGTTTTTTGTAAATCGGTGATGTGAATCCAACTGACATACGAAATCTTCATTTGTTAATAGTTTATCATTAATTAAAGCACGTGCATAAGGCAGACCTTTTGCTTTCGTATAATGAATTTCTTCTATTTTAAATCTAGGATCATCTTTATACTTAGATAGGTCGTCAAAACCATCCTCTGGATTATATTGCCTAAAAATACCAAAGTGTATTCTTTCTGGATATTCAGCATTAGCCAACGCATCCTCGATTGTTGGTAGTAACTCGGGATCGCGATAAGCTGGTAAGTGTAGGAAGATAGTTCGCTTAGACACTAATGTTATTTACTAAACAAAAAAGGTAAATCAACAGTTGATCAATAAGTACTACATGTTATAATAGCAGTGTATGAGTCAAGAAATTACTACTATTGTTGATCAAGTAGGGCGTGTCGTTATTGGAGTTGAAACTGCTCAAACAGACGAAACTCTTACTTTGAAGAATCCAGTTATCGTGCATGTGCAGCCAGACCAACAGTCGGGTCAACTTCAAGTACAGACTTTCCCGTATCTCTTTATGGAGTTTATTGAGGGTGATAGGACGAAGAATGACTGGACGTTCTATAAATCAGCTATTGCAACGTCAAATGTTTCTCTGACTGAGCAAATTAAAGCACAATACAATGCAATTAATAACCCAGCCCCAGCACAACCAGCTGCTACGGAAGAGCCAGAGGTAATTAAGTTGTTTGATGCTGATGGTAAATAAACTTTTTCGGGTATAGCTCAGCGGCAGAGCGGGTGACTGTTAATCACTAGGTCCTTGGTTCGAATCCAAGTACCCGAGCCAATTTAACTACCGACAATTGTCGGTAGTTTTTTTATCTTGATTAATATAGATAAGTTTATACAATCGTTATATGAGTGATTTTGATAAAGATACACTAGCAGCGCTAGATTCAATTGATAAAGTAAATCCGTTCGCTACATATCTAGAAGATAGTACATTGTCACGGGTAGGTGGTTGGATTGATACTGGTAGCTATGTTCTTAATGCTATTATATCTGGTTCTATTCATGGAGGTATTCCTAAAGGTCGAGTAACAATGCTAGGAGGTGAGTCGATGACCGGTAAGACATTATTTGTTCTTAAGATCCTGGCTAATGCGCAGAAAGAGGGACTTATTCCAGTTATCTTTGATACAGAGAATGCTGTTGACCCGGAAGGCGCAGAGCGTATTGGACTTGATATTAGTAAGGTTAAGTATGTACCATGCGTGACTATTGAGCAGACACGTAATGCTTTGTATAAGTTCCTCACATCGGTTAAGGAGAAAGGTCTTGAAGGTAAGTTTATTGTAGCTATCGACTCGCTTGGTAATCTTCAATCAGAACTTGAGCATAGTCGTATGGGTAAAGAGAGTACTTCTTCTGATATGGGTAGTAAAGCACGCGCTATGAAGTCACTTATGCAGACTTGTACTAATCTTGGTGCTACCACACAGACTACTATTCTTTGTACTAACCATGTGTATGATGATCCGGCTGCAATGTTTCCATCTATCGAGAAACATATGCCTGGTGGTAAGTCAATCGTTTATTTACCTTCAGTTACTGTTCAGTTAGCTCGTAAGCCTATGAAGAGTGATGGTGGTAAGACTATGGATGCTGAAACTGCTGTAGGTCAGAAAAACTATGCAGGTATTCTTATTAGGGCTCTTACTCGTAAGAATCGATTCATTAAACAATACCTCCAAGGTGAAATGTTCCTTTCGTTCCATACAGGTCTCGATCGATACTACGGTCTACTTGACTTAGCGGTAGGAGTTGGTGCTGTTATTCAGACAGGCTCTACTTATCAGCTACCTGATGGTAAGAAAATCGGTTACTATAAAAACTTCCGTAAAGATAAGGAACTCTGGGAAGATACTATCTTGCCTGTACTAGAAGAGAAAATTAAGACTGAATGGGCTTATTCAGGAGGTGAAGGTGAAGATGATGTACCTGACGAAGTCGATGACGTAGAAGCAGTAGAAGAAAAACCAACTTCTGAGATTATGGAAGATGTATTAACTAATCAAGGTGATGAGAAGGAGTAGTAAAATTATTATTGCATTACTACTCTTAAATACTATTATTCATGTAGCGGAAATTATTATCGACTTACAACAAGCAGGAATTTTAAAATGAGTAAATTAGTATTGAGTATTAGTGGTGGTATGGACTCTGTAGTCCTACTACATATGGCTGTTGATAGAGGTTTTAAAGAGATTCATCTTATATCATATGATTATGGTCAACGTCATAAACGTGAATTAAAATGTGTAGCTGATCAGATTGAAGCAGTGAAAGCTAAAGCATCTGATTTAGTAGTCACTCATTATATAGCTGATGTTGGATTTATTAAGTATCTTGCACCTACTTCATCCTTAACTAATGAGGCTATTGATAATCCAGATATTAGTAAGATGGCAGGGGATGCTCAACCGGTAAGTTATGTACCATTCCGTAATCAGTTGTTTAATACTATTGGTTGTGCTTATGCAGAGTCAAAAGGTGCTGATACAGTTTGGTATGGTGCAGCTGAAGTTGATAGCCTTGCAGGTTATTGGGATGGTAGTAATGAGTTTGTTGACTCTATGAATGCATTGATTGCTCTTAACCGTGAGCATCGTATTAATATTGAAGCACCTCTACTTACAATGAGTAAAGAAGCTATTGTTGAAGAAGGTGTGCGTCTTGGAGTAGACTTTAGCAAGACTTGGACTTGCTACTCTAATAGGAAGGATGGCTTGGCTGATGCTACTACACCATCATCAAGTATGCGTGTAAAAGGCTTTGTTGACGCAGGGTATCAAGACCCTATTCAATACGTTCAACAAGCTAAACTAAACGAGCTATATCTATCTAAAGGATGTAAAAAGCTCTAGAGACCGTAACGACGGACCTCTTCAAGCTGCCAGTGGGTTTTAGGCTGGAAGCGCTCTTTAAAGCTAAGACTCTTTTCCTTCTTTTGTTTAGGTAGAGAGTCTTGTGCTTTTTGCTCTGTTAAATACATATTGGTGTAAGCTTCTTCTATTGCACGCTCTGCATGTTCAACAAGATATTTCTCCGTTGGGGTTGTTCGACCATTTTCGTCTACTGTACTTTCAACGATTGGCTTAACTGATGAGTACATGTCAGTAATGTAGTCAGCTGTTGTATATTTGCTTTCTGCAACAACCTCTTCATTTTCCGTTTCAGCATCTTCATAATCCGGAAGTTCGTCATCTTGAATCGTTTCAAGAACAGATTCTGTCTCATGATCAGTCAACTTGCGACCTAATTTTGCTTCCATACCAGCAACCACCGGGCGATGATCCTCTGTACCATACTCCATGAGAACGTCATCGAGCATCTTGTAAAATTCGTCACTCAAAGTTTCGTCAACATGACCTTCAGCATCATGGTAATCATCAGGTAGCTCACCGTCGCCGAGCTCTTCTACTTCTACCTGAGCCATTCCCTCTATATCACCTTCATTATCCTCTTTACTCATTGAAGAAGCTATAGCTTCACCCCTCTTACGCTCATATTCGGAAATCTTACCATCGTCATCAAGGTCTGATTTTTCAGCATCAAAACCATGATCTGGATCTTCTTGATCTTCCATTTCAATGTCTTCCATACCACCTTTAATTGCCTTAACAGTGCTAGAAAGGTATGCAGCAGGCAATTGATATTCTTCCATTGCACTGAGTTGCTTAACAAATGACTCAAGTTGTTCAATTGTGTTAATTTTTGGAGCAAACTTTTTAATTTCTGCAAGTACATCTGGTGAGATATCTTCACCACCAGGAAGATCTTCAAGCTCCTGGATAGCTTTAGCGAGTGATGCTTTTATGATAAGTTTTTCATCTGAAATAACATCAGCAAGTGCATCATCCATCTCCTTACCTGACTTAGCAGCACGGGCTTGAGCAGCTAATTCTTGAGCAGCAGCTTGAGCAGCATACTTTTCTTCACGTGATCTATTAACCCCCATACCAGAGATAAAATCATCTAATGTACTTTCAATTGTCTGTGCAATTTCATCTGACTTAGCATTAATTGCATCTTGATTATCCTGAAGAACTTTAAGCATAGCTTGCTTCTTACCGGTAAATCCTTTACCTGATTTAACCATCGCAAGTTCTTCATCACCAATTACATCGAGATTGTAAAGAAGCTCTCTAATAAACCGAATAGTATCAAGCGGGGCAGAACTTAACCCAGCTGAACGCATCTGCTTAGTGACACCGGTGGCACCAGGTACTAAAGCCTCAACGGGAGATTTACGCGCTTCATTTAATGTTTGTAACCTATTGTAGAAGTTATCAAAGGAGCTCATTGATAATATTTATAGCTGGGTAAGTAAAATACTTTAAAAAATGGTAAATAAAAGGAACTTTGTTATAATTATTATAGATTATGAAATTGAGCTACAAAGATTTCAACGAGATGAACAGTAAGGAGCTTGGAAAATTACCGGGTATTGGTAAAAAAACCGTTCGAAACATTATTGGTATGCGGCCTTTCCGTAGTAATGACGATTTATTTAAAGTCCGTGGGTTAGGAAAGAATACTCTTAAAAAAGTTGGTATTGAAAAAACCAAAAAGCAGCGTAAAAAGTGGATTGAGATTGACGAAGTACAATACCCACATTATAGTTTTGCATTTCATGAAATCACAGGTGTAATGGATTTCTTCTGGCGTATTCCACGTGAGTATAGACTTTATTACGGTAAAGAAGAAGAGAGTAAGGAACTTACCGCGCGTATTCGTAAAGATATGAATATTGAACTGGAAAAACTATAATATTAGATTAAATTATAGTATAATGTGTGCGATTTTTGGGGCTCCTGAGAAATCTATGTTAGAGGTATTGTATACCGCTAATCAAGATCGTGGGACTTTTGCAAGTAGCTACGTACAACTTACGTATGACGATCAATTTATATACAAAAAGGAAGGAGAGATCGACTTTAATGTAGTTAAGGGCTCTATGCAGGCAAAATATAACTGCGGACATGTACAAGCACCCACATCAGCCATGAGACAGTGGTCGTATGAAACATCACATCCGTTTGATACTATGTCATGGATGGTGTTTCATAACGGTGTTATTACTAACGACCGTGATATACGTAAAAAGCATTTACCGTTTATTGAGAATCCGGTAGATACATCTCTTATTGTAAATTTATTGCAGAAGTTTATGGAAGATGATCGGGATAACGCTACTAATCCTGTTAAATACATTAGACAAACGTTAGAGGAATTGTCTGGATCGTTTGCGTTATCTATTATTGATTGCGATACAAATGAATTGTATATTGCTCGTGTAGGTTCTATACTAAATTATAACAATACTGGTTGTTATTCTACTATACCTGGTAAGGGTTATAAAGAGTTAAAGGAAGGTGAGATTAGACGTCTAGATAAAAAGACGTTGAAGTTTAAAAAGGTAGGAGAGTTTAAACACGATTCACCGTTTCTATTTATTTAAGATGAATAATAAATTATTTATATGCGTCGCAACAAAGGGTAAAAAGGAGGATACTCTTCTTTGGCAGACTAAAGACAGTGATACAGAAGTATTTTTCAAAGAACATAATAAGAAACCTTTGCAGCAGGTTTACAATAAAGCAATCGACTTTGCAATAAAAGAAAATGTTGATCATATTATTTTATGTCATGATGATATAATTTTAGAAAACTTCGATTATAATAAATTAAAAGAGCATTTTAAGAATTATGATGTGTTAGGAGTAGCAGGTGCATCGCAAATTAAAGTGCAACAACCTGCTCTCTGGCATTTAATGGGCGGTGGTTTTGGTAGCGGGCATTTACATGGCGCCGTTGCTCACATAAGGGGCACGCAAAAGTCAATGACATCGTTCGGCCCGTATCCACACCAGTCTGTAATTATGGATGGTGTGTTTTTGGCTATTTCACGTAAGGCATTTAAGAAAGTTAGATTTGATGAAACCTGCCCTGCTGGTTTTCATTTTTACGATATTGCCTACACTCTTGACGCGTCATTAGCAGGATTTAAGTGTGGTGTGATTGATGCCTACGTGACGCATGCATCGCCTGGTCTTAGAGAATTTACAAAAGACTGGACAGATGGTCAAACATGGTTCTTAGATAAGTATAAGAAGTATGTTGGTAAAACTGTGCAGATATAGTTGATTCTTTAAGGTAGTTTATTATTATAAGTGGGATGGGTAAGCTAGATCTCGACTACTTTGAAAACGTATTAATGTATAATGCGTTAACAGATAGCGGTTATTTGTCGACGATTGCTGATGTCGTACAACCAGAGTACTTTAAGAGTAAAGATATTGCAAGTGTCTTTACTATTATTAAAGAGTTTACAGAAAAGCGTAATGTACTTCCTACAACAACCGAGATTAAGCAGTACTTAGTTACTGATGAGCTTAAAGAGTCGTTTAAATCTCTTGTAACATCTTTTAAAGATATTGATAAGCAAGTTAACAAGGACGAGCTTATAGAAAATACAGAACAGTTCTTAAAAGAAAAAGCTGTATACCATACAATGTTAAAAGCTGCTGAAGATATTTCAGCTGGTAATGTTGATACGTCTGTTATCTTAGATAAGTTTGAGAAGAGTTGTAATATTAGTTTAGTAACTGATTTAGGTCTTGGTGTTAAGTCTAACATCGATGACATCATTGCTGACCTTACTACTGTTGAGGATAAGATTCCAAGCACGTGGGAATGGTTAGATGATTCTTTAGATGGTGGCTTCTTACAAGCAGGTAAGTCGTTGTATGTGTTTGCCGGTGAGACTAATATTGGTAAGTCTATTTTCCTAGGTAATGTTGCATCGAATATTGCTAGGCAAGGTAAGAATGTATTGTTGATTACTTTAGAGATGTCTGAGTTACTATATGCAAGACGTATTTGTACTAACATTTCGAAAATCCCTATGAAAGAAATGGCTATCAATGGTGCTTCGTTGAGAGCTGCTGTTACACAAGAGCCTGGTAACATTTATATTAAGGAATTTCCACCATCTACTATTACTCCTAATACTATCAAAGCTTTTTGCAAGAAGTTTCAAGATAAAGGTATTAAGCTAGATGCCATTGTCATTGACTATCTCAATCTCATACATAGCCCTATAGGTAACAACTCGTATGAGAGAATTAAAAATGTTACTGAACAGGTAAGAGCTATTAGTTACGTGTTTAATTGCCCTATTATATCTGCTACTCAGTTAAACCGGTCTGGATTTGATCAAGATAATCCTGACTTGGCTACTATTTCTGAATCTATTGGCTTGGCCGCTACTGCTGACGTTATTATGTCGATCTTTCAGAATGATGAAGATAGAGACTTAGGTATTATTAGGCTAGGTATGATGAAGAACCGCTATGGTCCTCGAGGTATGACTCAGCCTATGCGTATAGATTACTCTACATTAACTATTGAGCAAGCTGATGATGTTGATTTAGAAGAGGATGATTCAATGCTGAATACATTGGCTGGACTTTCTAGAAGTATGTAGTAAATAGGTATGTGCACATCATTATCTTTACAGATACAGACTTAGACGGTGCTGGTTCGGCTCTACTGTTGAACAGGCTATTTGAAGGCCATGATGTAATTACTGTTGAGACTACTGAAGCTACTATTCTTAACGAGTTTAAAAGTAGGTGGAGTACGTTAGACCATTTTGATAAAATATTTGTCTGCGACTTATGTTTAAATGAAGAGCAAGCTA